GGGAATCGTTCATTTCGGAAGACTCAACATCATGCATGGACATGAGTTTGGACGTTCTGTTTTTAGCCCAGTAAATCCAGCTAGAGGTGTTTTTACAAGAACAAAAGAAAATTGCATTATAGGACATCATCATCAGACAAGTAGTCACGCAGAGACATCTTTAAATGGAGATGTCATAAATACGTGGTCTACCGGCTGCCTTTCCGAGCTTCACCCGTCCTATATGCCCATAAATAAATGGAACTTGGGCTTTGCCTATGTAGAAAGAGAGCCTGATGGACAATTCACTGTTCATAATCATACAATTATCAAGGGTAAAGTTCGATGAGCCTGAAATACGAACAGCATAACGCTTTGTTAATGACTCGTGAGCTTTTGTTTGACCTCCAGACTCCAGAAACTCGGCCAAAGACTGTCAAAGAATTAAAAGAGCGCGTCAGGAGATGTCTTAGGCATTTTCCGCCACTAGACAAAGACGGTAGCCCTATGTTTTCAAATGATGGATTTACTAAAGATTAGTATTTCCAACTGTACGAAAAAATCGGACAGTTCAATTTGAATGGTAAATCATACCTTAACGGGTATATCATTCTCGAATATAGCGTATTTCATGCGTTTTTTGGCGTTATCGGGTATAAAATAGGCGTTCATTATTTCTCAATGTTCATATTTTGTGAACGATTAGTATCTTTGTGGCAACAGTACCCGAACGCTTACCGTAGACCAGCGTACCAGTTAGGGTCGTTTACCCAGCTAACGGATAGTATCCAATGGCCGACCCGTTGCTTTAGGTTTGTGATTTACACGGACGGCAACGGGTTTCTTTTTATCTTTGTAATAATCAAACTTGACACGCCTCTGATTCAAGCGCACTTTGTCGGGTCTTTTCGGCCAGTCGTGAGGTTTGTGGTTATCCTTGCGGCTGGCTTTGTTAATTCATAGCAAGTCGAACCGCGCTATTCTTCAACTACTTAGCCCTGTTTTTGTTAATTGTTTCGGGGCGCAGTTGTTAATTCCTAAAATTTATTTTCACATTTGTAAGATTCGTGCTATTTAGATAGAAAACGCAATGTACTTTTGTCCTATCAAATAACCACAAAAACAACCACGATGAGAACAGTAATAACAAAAGACGGGTACACTCTAATAGTAGGAGATGTTTATCCTAAAGGCGCAAAATTTTACGGTAAAGTAGCGGTATGGCAAGGCGATAAAAGCGGTCAAAGAAGCCGTTTTGATGTGGACTACTTTAATTCAATAGTAGAAGATAAGGACAAAATTTAATCACTCGTGGTTGAGTAAGGGGGAGAGAAATCAAACCCGCTCAACTGCACAAAAACAAACCACTAAAAACCACAACACAATGGAAACCAAAATGAAACCTTGCCCTGACTGCGAAGAAGGAAAGTATTATGTTGATACCAGCCGCCAATGCACCACGTGGCGTAGCGAATGCTGCGGAGGTTGTGGCTATTATTGCGAATGTCAAACTTGTTACGGGATGGGCGAAGTTGAACAGGAGGACGACATATTCAACGTTGGTGACAAGTTCAAGTACTTAGGGATGGATGCAATAGTGACCAATGTAGAAGTAAGCATTTACAGCGGCATTACCTACACTATTTTCATTGAATGTAGCGGTGTTACGCTTTCGGTTAATTCACTTTCAGAAACTCTTAAAAACATCTAATCATGACCACACTAACACAACTCGAAACCGCGCTAAAAGACACGCCAAACCTAAGCGCATTGGCATACTTAAAAGGAGCGATTGCGGCTACTCGGTTAAACTCCGAAAACTCCGCACACATCGAATGCGACAAAGTAACGCTGGGCGAACTTGCACGCGCTTTACAAGTGGAAAGCCATTGGAACGGGCGCACTTATAGCCTTACCATTGAAAACGGCACTCACACGGTTATATTGCAAACTCCTGTAATTGTAAACGCCAAATGAAGATGACAGCAGAACAACTTAACGCAATGAAGCAAAGGCTATCCGAGCGGAAATTCCTACCTAATGTTAGCGTAGAGGGGCTATGTATTGCCACTATGGAAGTCCATCAAATTGAGTGGCATCAGATAACTAGAAAGTCCAACCTTAATCACGTTGTGAAATGTCGGGAGCAACTAAGCTACTTAATCTATACCTACGTTAACCAATCTAGTTACGCTATGATAGGTAGCTTATTACACCGAAATCACGCCACAGTTATAAATAACGTAAGGCAAGCAAGGGGCTATGTATCATTTGAGCCGAAGTACAAAGAGCAAGTAGAAACGATATTAGAGATGGCGAAGCAATGGCAGATAGAGCAGAAATAATCCGCGCACTACTCATGCAAGGCAGCTACTCCGTTGTCGATTTACAAGCCCACGTTAGCAGAATCCAAAAGCGAAAGAAGTGGAGTGATAGCGTAATTGAAATGGAGTTGAAGAAGTTGCCAGTTACTAAGGATGAAAACCTTTACACGATTGTAAGATGACACAGCCTGAACGATTGAAAGAAGCCCTTGCATTTAGTTGTGAGGGCTTTTTTATGTACAAAGTGTACACACGTTTGTACACTCTGTGTACACGTCAAACCCTTATAAACATTTGAAAAACGTAGTGTGTAGTGTACAAACACACTTAAAACAGTTTTAGAAAATTATTATTAAACTACTGGTTAAATTCAGTTTTAAGTGTACAAAAGTGTGTATTTTAACGTAGAACCGCACTACCATTGGGTTTGACGTGTGTTTGAAGTGTACAAAAAGTGTACAAAAGTGTGTATTTTCTTTTTTCGTGTACAATTAAAAAAAAGTTGTACATTTGCCATCGTTCAATCGGGTAGCAGACCGATAAACAAAAAAGAACTTATTAACCCATTCGAGGGAGGAGCTGCTACTCCAAACTCGGCTGGGTTTTTTTATTGCAAAAAAATGGTATGTATCTACAAAATAGTTAACCCAGTTGGTAAGGTTTACATCGGTCAAACCGTAGATGTAAACAGAAGAAAAAAGGAATACGCTCGGAATGGTAAAAAAAATCAGCCTAAAATATCTGCAAGTTTAGAAAAGTACGGATTTGCTAATCATGTTTTTGAAGTGGTATGTGAATGCGAAATTGAAGAACTAAATGAGAAAGAAAGGTACTATCAGGATTTGTATAATGTAATGAGTAGAGAAGCTGGGCTTAATCTTAGACTTACAACTGCAAAAGATAGGTCGGGTAAATTATCAGATGAAACAAAGAAAAAATTAAGCGAGCGAGATATGTCCTTTATGAATGGTAACAAATACCGAAAAGGCATAGAGCACACACAGGAAGTAAAAGACAAAATATCAAAATCACTAAAGGGAAAGGGATGCGGAAGTAAAAATGGTATGTTTGGAAGAACAGCAGATAAAAACCCGTTTTTTGGTAAAAAGCATTCTCCCGAATTACAAAAACAAATTTCTGAAAGCCAAAAAGTATTTTGGTCAAAAAATCCAAACCCGATGCAAGGGGTAAGAAAATTCGGAGTAGAAAATCATTTTTATGGAAAGTTACATACCGATGAAGCGCAACGGCTAATGAGAAAAAATCACAGCCGTTCAAAAAAAGTTATAGATACAAAAACAGGCGCGATATACTTTAGCGTAAACCATGCAGCTGAAAGTATCGGAATGTGTAATGCAGCATTAAGAAGAAGATTAAAAAATCCATCGTTGAACAAAACAAATTTACAATACCTATGAGCCGATACGTAAAATTAGAAAGAGGTAAATCTTTGCTTAGTGCTGGGTTTTCTATTGTAGTTGTAGATGAAAATAAACGCCCCACTCACAAATGGTCTGAATTGCAAACAAGGCAATTTACGGAACATGAACTTGAGAAAGAGTTAGTCAATTCAAACATTTGGCGTTACGGATATGTAACTGGCTACAATAATGTTTTTACCGTAGATATTGACTTAAAAGTTTTACCAATAGAGCTAAGAGAGCCTATGTGGTTGGAGTTTATATCTTTTGTAAGGTCAAACATTAGCGGGTTTGATAGTAGAGTTTCAGTTCACAAAACAGTTAATCAGGGCTATCATTTGACGTACAAAACAATTACGCAAATGAGAAATGAGAAACTTGCAGTACCATCAAAAACAGGCATTCCAAAAAATAATAAGCCGAATGTAGAAGCACTAATAGAGTGCCGTTCACATGGCGGTTATTGCGTTGTGTATGATGATTGCTATAATGAACTTGACTACGTGGCAATTGGCGAATTAGACGATGAAGAACATAATACACTACTTGCTATTTGCAAGATGTATGATGAGCGAGTAGAAGAACAAGAAGTAGAACAGCCAAAAAAAGAAAAGGCAATAGGCGTAAGTCCGTGGCAAGATTACAATCAACGGCATACTGTTTTTGATGTAGTTGGTGATGAGTTCAAAGTAATACGCCATCTATCAAATAAGACCGTTATTAAGCGACATGGTGCAACATCAGCACATTCGGGCTACGTGTTTAAGGATAGTGGTTGTATGTACTTATTCAGCACAGGAACGTCATATCCAAACGAAAAGCTACTAAGTCCGTTTGCATTATTTGCTCACAAATATCACAGAGGGGATATGAGTGGTGCTGCTAAAGAGTTGTATGCAAGTGGTTACGGTGATAGGGTTAAAATTGAGCCGCCTACTATTTTAACAAATGAGCCAAAAGCAATAGTAGAACGTAGTGAGTTTCCTTTAGACGTTTACCCATTGTCAATACGTAATTACATAACGGAATGTAATCGCACATTAGGACATAGCGTAGACTACATGGGTAGTGGTTTACTTTGGATGCTTTCGGTTATTGTTGGAAACAGCCAAAAGGTAAAAGTTAAAAACGGATGGACTGAATGCGTGGTAATTTGGTTAGCCGTAGTTGGTAGGGCTGGAGTTGGAAAAACACCTGCATTAAATAGCATTATTAGCCCTTTAGTTGATGTTAATAGTAGAGAAATACGTGAGTATAGAAAGTTAAAAGAGAAATACGAAGCGTATGAAAAACTAAATAAAGACGAGAAAGCAAACGCTGTTGAGGTTAGAAAACCTAATCGTGGTCAATTCATAGTTAATGATGTAACTATTGAAGCCCTTGTGGAATTGCATGAAGAAAATCCAAACGCGGTAGGTGTATTTAAGGACGAACTTGCTGGATGGATTAAGGATATGAACAAATATCGGGCTGGGTCTGATTTAGAGTTTTGGCTTTCATCATTTAGCAATAGCCCAGCTTATACTACTCGTAAAACGGTAAAGGATAATTACATCCATAGTCCTATCATTCCTGTACTTGGTGGCATTCAACCAGCGGTATTGAACCAAGTATTCACGGATGAGTACCGAGATAACGGATTTAGTGATAGGTTGCTATTGTGCTATCCCGACACGCAAGTAGAACAATGGAACGAAAACGAATTGAACGATGAATTGCTGCAATGGTACAGCGATTACATACTAAGTCTTTACGGTCACATTCGCAACGAAATACGAATGAATGAGGACGGTGACATAATTAGCAATTTCGTTCGTTTTAGCAAAGAAGCAAAGGTTGAGTTAGCCCGAATAATGAATAAGATTACAGACCGACAAAACAGCGAAGATGAAACCGAAGCAACTAAAACTATACTACCAAAGCAAAAGACATATTTGCCGCGTTTTGCAATCCTATTGCACATTTTAGATTGCTATGATAATGGTGTAGATTTTAACAGCGAAATTGAGCAACAAACCATTTTGAATGCCGAAAGATTAGTAGACTACTTTATTTGTATGGCAGAAAAAATAATGCAAGACGGCCAAGATTATAGCAATCTAAAAGCAAGCGCAAACGATAAGGTAGTTAAAACAAGTGCCGATAAGTTTGCCATGATGTACGCGGCAAACCCAAAGCTAAACCGAGTTGAAGCGGCTGGATTATTAAAAGTAAGCCGTTCACAGATTTACAACTGGATTAAGCAAATAGACAATGAATCTTAGACCATACCAAGTAGATATAGCTAAACAGGGTTTAGAAATACTAACCGCCTACAAATTTCTTTACTTAGCATTAGAATGCCGAGTAGGTAAAACAGCTACCTCTTTAGAGATTTGCAGACTTTATGGAGTTAAAAAAGTTTTGTTTATAACAAAGCTAAAGGCTATTTATTCTGTAAAAAAAGACTATGAAGATTTTGGGCATGATTTTGAATTGACTATTATCAATAAGGAATCTATACACAAAATTGAAAGCAACGATTTTGACATTGTAATTTGCGATGAAGCCCATTCTCTTTTTGGCACGTTTCCTAAAGCTAATAGATTCACTAAAATATACAGGTCACGATTCAAAAAAATACCTTCAATTTTACTTTCGGCAACTATGTCGCCCGAAAGCTATTCACAGATTTTTCACCAATTTTGGATAAACAACTATGCGCCATTTGTTCAATACGGTAGTTTTTACAAATGGGCTAATGATTATGTATTGCTTAAAAAAAAGTACGTTGGAACTGGACAAGCAATAAACGATTATTCAAACGCAAATTGGGATAAAATTCATAGCAAAATAAATAGCTACATTATAACCTATACCCAACAGCAAGCTGGGTTCACTACTACTATTATTGAGGACATTCTAACCGTTCAAATGAAACCATGCACGTACGCGATGGCTAAGGCGGTAATGTCGAACGGGATTTATGAAGGTAAAACCGATGTAATACTTGCCGACACGGGCGTTAAGATGCAGTCTAAAACGCATCAAATTTATAGCGGTACTGTGATAGGTGAAAACGGTACTTACTCTTTTGACGATACTAAGGTAAAAGCTATACAGCGAAAATTTGCTAATAGGAAAATTGCCATATTCACAGTTTACCAAGCGGAAGCCGACATGATTAGGTCGCTTATTCCTAATTGTGTGAACACACCCGAAGCGTTCAATGCAGACCCAACGGCAACCTATGTAGGGCAAATTCGCAGCAGCCGCGAGGGCGTTAATTTATCAAGCGCTGACTGCCTTGTCTACTACAATATCGAGTTCAGCAGTCTAAGCTATTTGCAAGGTCGGGATAGGGCAACTACTAAAGACCGTACTACTCCGCCCGAAGTTTGGTTTATTATGGCGGAGAATGGTATTGAGTTAAAAATATACAACACGGTTATGAATAAACGTGATTTTACGCTAAAACATTTCAAAGAGTTCAAAAGTAATCACTATCTTTGACGCATGAAAAAATGTAAAAACTGCGAAAGAACTCTATCTATTGATGAGTTTTATAAAAATAATACAAAAGCTGGATTATTTTCTATGTGCAAAAAATGTTGTGGTATGCGGCAAAGCATATCTGACAAGCAAAAACGAAAAAAAACAGAACCGTTGATAATTCTTGAATTAGAATTGTTCAAAGAATTTAAGCCTAATTACTTAGTATCCAATTTAGGTCGGGTTTATGTAAAAGAGCATTATGGAACAAATGGACATTTTATTAGAGGTAAGTTTCTGAAACTAACTAAGCTAAATACTGGCTATCCCTGTATTGCGTATGAAAAAAATAAATACACAATACACAGAATTGTAGCAGAATTGTTTGTTGAAAACACAAACGGATTAAGTCATGTGAATCATAAGGACAGGAATAGGGCAAATAATCATTATAAAAATTTAGAATGGTGTACTCCATTAGAAAATAATCATCATGCAATTAATACTGGATTGTGTGACAATCGTGGCGAAAAACATGGATTGTCAAGATTTACTAATGAAGAAATAATTAAAATAAAATCATTGAGAAAAACAATGAAACAAAAAGATGGCAGGCCTGCTTTAAGACGATATAGAGATAGCGTTCAGTAATGGCTATAAGTACTTACACAGAGTTACAAACCGCAGTGTCGGACTGGTCTCACAGGTCAGTGTCGCAGGTTACTGATTTTATCATGCTGGCAGAGCGTAGGATTAATGCAAATCTCAATAGCCGCATGGCAGAAGTTGAATCAACGCTGACAGCTACCGTTGATAGTCGTTACATTGCATTGCCGAGTTCTTTTGTTTATCCATTGGCTTTATGGCGTGATTATCCGGTTGGTACTAGATCAGAAATTATCTACGCAACTGCTGAAGTTATGGGTTCAACTGTGAGTAGTTCCTGTTTTCCTGATTTCTACACGATTGATGGCAGCAACTTAGCATTTGAGATGCCAAACATGGAAGTATTCAGCTACATATTCCGGTACAAGAAACTGTACAACATAGCTTCAACATCTACCACCGACATACTAACCAATTATCCTGACGTTTATCTGTTTGGTGCTTTAGTTGAAGCTTCAATGTTCGCTAAAGACATGGA